CTGCATTTTTACTACCTGAAAACTTGTTTTGGAATTGCTTCTCGATTCTGTCCTCTTCCTCTTGGCTTACCTTGCCACCATTCAAGTTAATAAGCTTGCTTGAGAACATGCCGTTGTTAATCGTGTTCAGGTGATATTCTCCGATTGAGATATCAAGCTCTATGTAAGAAATGGCACCACGATAATCAGGCAAGGAGTAGGTATTCACCCCTGCCCGGTATTCCTTAAAATAAAGGATCTGCGATCCGGTAGTATTGTTGGGGTCAAATGCTGGGTAGGTCTCAAAGTCGGGCCGAGGGTTTACGTTATCGTTCTTGATCCAGTTATCCGACACGTAAAATTCTGTATTGTCTGCGTTGGTTCTTACCTTGTAGTAGTCCACGTGGTAAAGCTCTGCGATTTCTCCCGTAGCCTTGGTCCAAATCACCTGCAAATAGTACCCTCCAAAGATGGTTAGATCGGTAACCAATTTATTGGTCAACTCGTTTAAGCTTTCCTCCTTTTGGTTTACCTTATTGATCATGCCAAATACCTTGGCCTTCTCCATTTCATCCTGAGTCTTTACACCCCACCCATTCCCGCAAATGTAATCAACCTTACCGGTCACGATTGCGTTGTGCTTCGCTGAATTATTGTAGATCCGCAGCAGGTAATTAGGGTAATCGTTTCGCTCCCCGTAAAAAATGTAGTCCTTACCTTTTACTTCTTTGTAAATGGGTAGCGGTACTTGGTCAAACTTTAGAAATTTTATCATGTGGTTGTGTAGGTTTTGAAGTCCCCATTGTAGCCGTTGTATCTTACCACTCCAGCCGTGCTTAAGTTGGTTGCGGTCAGTTGCATTTTGCCTGTTGCAATTACCTCACTACCGCTTCCGCTTTGCGTTACGTAGTACCTCCAAAATCCAATGGTCTTATCCGTGAAGTTTGCTTCGGTAATTGAGAACTGAGAAAAGCGATCTTTGAAATTGCTGGTATCCGTTAAGGTCAAGGTAACATCCTCTTTTGTTACCTCATGCTCGAATAGGAAAATATAAACATTGCTGCTTGTTAATCTCTTATCGGTAAGGGTTACTCGGATCGTGCTATTGGTCCCCTGTGGTATTGCTATCATATTGATAAATACAAAACTTGCTTGGTATGTACACAAAAAAAAACACCTTCCAAACGAAGGTGCTTTTCACATCAAACCTCAAACCAAATATTAAGCAGGTACAGGAACAGTTCCGGTGAACAAGTCAGCCAATTCTTTTTCGTTACCCGTGAAAGTCAAGGTGTATCCGTTACGATCTCCGAAGGCAGTACCTGAGGCAGATCCGCCACCAGTAATGTCCAAGCCGTTAACCTTACCCAAGACAAACATTTTATCGTTGTTATCCTTCACGATTGCGCAGATGTTATTCTTTGCCAAAAGTAGGATTTCATTTCTTGTATTTACCTGCAACTTGTTAAGGATGATTTCCAAAGTTTGAGCGTAAAATACAGTTCCGTTCTGTACGTTCGTGTTGATAGCCTCAGCGAAGTTGCTAGATTCCTTTACTAATTCGTACTTGAAAAACGTCTTTGCTGCTTCCATAGTGACAGCAGTTAACGTACCACTTGATCCTGTAAATGAAGCGATATCTTCAACGGCTGCAAAGTATACTTCCTTTAAGCCACCGATGCTATCCTTGCAATCTAAGGTGTATCCTTGAGTTAATGCGCAAGCCATATTTATATTAAGTTAAAGTGTGAAGGGGAAGACGCCACCATCTTCCCCGATTTCATTTAGGCTACGTGTAGCTTCCAGTAAACTACTTCGTCAGGGAAGGCAACTTGTACACCCATTTTGAACTCAACTACAAATCTCATTTCGTCCGCCTCTTTTGCGTAGAACAATTCGAAACGATCTTGCTCGTTCAAAAGGTCAGTACCCAAGTAAAGGTTTGCCATAGAAAGACCGAACATCTTGTCAGTTCCATTTAATCCATTTACTCCGATCAACTTCACGTTTGTTCCCGGTATTACCAACTCCATGTTCGCAGCATCAACTGGGTAGTGGAAAAGGTTAGCAGCTCTCAAAGCCAAAACGTACTCTCTGAAGGTATCGTTACCTGCGAAGATAACTACATCTGTCTTGTCCAAAAGGGCAGCAGGAAGGGCTACAAAAATAGCATCTACCGCAGCGATTACGTTTGCACTTGTCAAGGTAGTCAAATCAGCAGCGTTTCCATCGATTGGATCGCCAGCACCACCAAAGCCAAGACCATCAATAATCTTGATAAGTCCGTCAAATCTTGCTAGGTTAGCAGTACCTGAAGCGGTATCTCCCTGCCAAATTGCAGTTTCCAAAGCCGCTCCGATTCTTTCTACTTTCTGAGCAGAATACTCAGCAGCGTATGCCATGTAGTCATAAGAAGAACCCTCACGCAAAGCCTTCTGAGTGTACTTAGCTTCGAAAGTCTTAGGGCAGATTGATTCTTGAATCTTAATCTTGCCAACTGTCAAACTTCTTTGAGTGATAGTAGTAGTTCCGCTTGATGAGAAACCACAAGTTCCTCCAGCTTGGAATACCGCATCGGTAGTCATTACGTTAATCGTCTCAGCGGATTTGATACCCACCTGTACGTTTCCTTGTGCTTCGATAAGAGAAGCCGTCTTTGCTGAGAAGATAGCAGCTGAAGTCAACTGCAATTCGTTCTCCTTTACATAGTTAGTTAAACCGGATAGATCTAGTGCCATTTTTGTTTATTTTTTTAGTGATTGAAATACGTTTTGAAGGTTGTTATACCTTTCGTTTTTTTCTGTTTTTAATTGCTTTGCAAATTGATTTGGCGCAGTGATCGCCTTATCGCTTGGCTCCTTTGCTAAAGACTCAAGAATGACTGCGGACATTTTTACCGCCTCCTTTACATCTTCAGCTTTCTCTTCCATTGCCTTTACCTTTGCGGAAAGTTCTTCAACCTTCTTTTCTAGGTCACCCATGATCTCTTCAAACTTGGCCATAGCCTCGTCCTTCTTTGGATCTTCAACCTCTGCGGCTTCGATTTCAATTTCCACCTTTGGTGCTTCGCCTGCTTTAACCTCAGAAATTTTACCTTCTTCAGTTACAACTACGATTTCTCCCGTGGATAGTTGATGCTCGCCAACTGGTGCAGGGATTGATTCCCCATCTTCTCCGATCACATAGATTTCGGATGTCTCAAGATCGTATGCTACCTTAGTACCATCGATCAAAGCACCTTCCACCATAGCGAAAGCTGCTTTTTTTTCTGCCTCTGAAAATAGTAGGCTTTTGATTTGTGTGAGTGCTTCTTTTGCGTTCATAATCATAAGTATTCGTTTAGTATTTATTGTTCAATTTGTCCTAAAATTTTAAAAATCTGTGACATGATTTCCTCTTCTTTGGTCATCACTTCGCTAGTCTTTTCGTACTTAAATAAACCCTCCACGCTGAAGCCTTTGAAGGTGCCATCTTTAACCTTTTGCCATAGTCCTTCATTTTCTACTTTGAAAGAACCGAACCAAGATCCGTTGGCCACATCCTCGAAACCTTTTGGAGGATTCACCCCCCGCTCCCGGTCAATGATGTAGCTTTCAAACATATATACTCCCTCAGCTGGTTTCCCGTGCTCGATGTTAACCTTTGCTTGGTACCCCTTCTTAAAAAATCGCTGCACGATCTTCTTGATTTGGTCTTTGGTAAACATCACATAGTATTCTCCCTCCTCATCCCTTCGGTAGATCGGTAGATCCGCAATCATCAAAGGCCCGGATACTATCTTTTGTTCTTCGTCCTGAACGGCAAATACTATCTTTTTTTCAGCTTTGAATTTTTGATCCCATAAGCTTGAGCAAATGGCAACCGCTTGCTCTGATTCCTTACCTTCATTGATTACATATTCAATGCATCTAGGTAAAAAATCTTCTTTGCTTTCATTCGGTGAAGGCTCGACAAACTGCTGGCTAAAGGCAAGAAAGTTACGCTGGATCGCAGGGCTTTCCACCAAGGCCACAAAGTCAACCTCCTCTTCTCCATCTATATCGTCAGAGATTAGCATTTTATATAAGGGTAGTTTTTCTTCCATGTCTTTAAGTATTAAAATCCTGCTCGCCGTTCAATATCAGCAACACGCTTTTGGGTACCGGTCACTTCGCTTTCTACAACGTAAGCTTTCAAAGGTGGTTGGTTTGCCATCACTTGGCCGAGTGCGGTAACCGGACTAGATCCGATCGTTGGCACCGCTGAAGCAGTAGAAGGAGCACCGCCTCCAATGCTAGGAGCAGACACTCCACCGCCTCCGCCTCCGCCTCCCGGTACTTTAACTGCCGTGATTGCTCTCACCGCCTTAAGTCCTGAGGCAAGTACTGTGGCTACGTTTGCTATCTTGGCTACGATGTCAAAGGGTGAAGGTAAAACGGACTTTGTTGCCAGTGCTTCCGTTACACCTACATAGGTATTGACCAAGGCAGCTGAAACTCCAAGGGCCTTACCCGCTGCCGTTTGTTGGCCTGCTAGGTTTGCCAAGCTTCCGAGTAGATCCGATGCCGCTTGTGCCTGAGCTATTTTAAATTCGTATTCCTGCTTGTCTATTTCTTTTCTTGCGTCTGAATTTTCCTTTAAAGCTGCGTTATATTTTGCCTCCTCAATTAATCCCTTTTCGAACTGCTCTCGAAGTAAGGCATCCTTTTGATTAACTAGATCCCTTTGCATTTGAATGCTTAGATTATCCGCTTCCATTTGCTTATCAAGTACCTCTATTTCCCTAACCGCTTCCGCTTCCGCAAAGGTTAATTCCAAAGCATCTAGTTCTTGCTTATTTCTAATCTTAAGCTGAGTTTGAATAGCAAGTTTTTCATCTTCTTTTAAGGTAGTATCCGCTGCTAAATCTGCAAGTTCTTGTGCTTGGTTATTAAGCAATTCCTGACGTGCTTTTTCGTTTTCGTCTTTAATCCCGGCAAGCCTTGTTTCAGTAATTATTGCATTAAGTCTATCTTGAAATGCCTGATCTTTTGCCGCTTTTTCATCGTTAAATTTTTTATCGATATCCGCCAAGGCTCTTCTTCGAACCTCCTCTAAAGTGCCATCGTCTTTAATGCCTGCCTCCTTAAGCTTCTTACTTTGCTCTTCAAATGTTGCATTTATAGCAGCCTCTTGTTGTTGCCTTTCGGTAAGTAAGGATAGCTGAGCATCCGATAGGATTTTCTGAGCTGCTAACTTTTCTGTGTTAATTTTTTCCTGCTCAGCCTTTGCTTTTTCTGCTGCTGCCTTTGCGTTTTCCTCTTCCTTCTTGTAAAAGTTAGTTGCTAAAACCGCATTCTCAGTAAGCAATTCTCTTCTCCTTTTTTGCTCCTCTTCCGTCAAAGACTTTTTGGTCTTTTCGGTTTCTTTAATCAAGTTTAATTCGTTCTCAATTTGTTTTCTGCTTAGGTCAAAAATCTCCTTTTCCTTGTTGCCTTGTGCGGATAGCAGTTTTATTTTGTTGCCTATTTCCTCATTATTTAAAGCAGTTGACTTAGTAAGCTTTTCGAGTTCTCTGTCTGCTGCATTTGTTATTCCAATGAAGTCGGTTACCGCATTGATTGCATTACTTACACCTTCTGCAAAAGCAGCAAAGCCCGGAATGATTCGCATAATCGCAGCCTTGACCGAATCAAAGTTCGCAATTAAAAGACCTAGTGCAGCTACAAAAATACCTATGCCGGTACCAAT